ATGATGTTCATTTTTGACATCAAATCTTTCATTCTCATAAATTGAGGATTTTCGTAAGTTTTTGACTCAATTAAATTAGCGGCAGAACCTGATGATGGAGTCCTATCAATTTTTTCTTGAATTGACTCTTTCATTAGTTTATTACCACCTTGAGATGAAAGTTCATCTTTAACAATTTTATAAAGAGATTTTGACTCTTTTAAGGATTCAACAGAATCAAATCTTCTTAAGATATTGATTTTTTCCTGTTTAGTAGTTGAATGTTCAGTAAATAATCTTGTAGCGTAAGCCAAGTTAGAATTGAAAACCGCAACTTCGTTAAGTTTACTTCTAAAAACGTTAAGTGCTTTTCTGTACTCTTCATTTTTTTCTCTAAGTAATTTAACTTCTCTTTCAACAGATTCTACATTCAAATGTCTTGGAGCCGCTTTTGGTTTAGGTAATCCATGTTTTCCAAATCTTCTTCCAGTACCTAAAGTTCTAGACGCTTCTTTGGTTTCGGTTTTTTTAACAATTTTGTTTGTGCCGCCCATGTTCTCACCTTTCTTAAATTCAAATTTTGGTTTACCCATTCCAACACCTTTTGTTCCTTGTTTCATGGTTTCTTTGAAACCACCGTTGGTTTTTTTGTATTGAAATTTAGCTTTACCAATTCCCTTACCTTTAGGTTTAAACCCTTCTTCTATTGATTCCTCTTCTTCTTCAGACCAAGATTCGTCCATATCCGTAGGACTTTTTTTTGTTTGTCTATCTTTCCAACTATCATGATGTTTTCTGTGTTCATCTGATTTACCTGAACCAACCCAATCTTTAAATCTGTTTTGCCAATCGGTCATATACTCTTCATCATGGAATCTGGTATTATCCAAAGGTTCCATACCGAAATCAGTAAATTGTGGCTCATCGTCTTCTTCAGATTCGTCTAAATTAGTGTCATCCATTTCAATTTCATACATAACACCTTCTTCTTCCAAATCAGTGTCATTTTCATACATGGAATCTTCTTCAGAAACTTCAGTCCAAACCTCATCTTCATCATCAGACATTCCAAATTCGTCATCTTCCATATCCATTTCGTCATCAAATTGCTCACCTAAAGAAATTTTATAATGAGAATCATCATTAGTATCTTGTAAATCAACAGTGTTACCGTCTTTTTTTACGATAATACCATCTTCTTCTCCCATACCTTTGAATACCTTTAAAATTTCTTCATCAGAAGCATTTGTTAAATCGATAGGTTCTTCGTCTTCGTCGTCCATTGTCATGTCCATATCAGATTCTTCTTCATCATCCATGTCATCCATGTCATCCATGTCATCCATGTCTAATTCGTCTTCATCTTCCATGTCATCTTCTGTGTCAGTCATGTCGTCAGTGTCGGTTTCATCTTCAGAATCATCATCCATATCATCTTCCATGTCATCATCTTGTTCAGACATTTCAGTATCCATGCTTTCAAATTCTTCATCTTCAGTCTCTTTAAGGGACTCTTTTACTAATTCTCCGATTTCTTCTCTCATTGTTGAGTGAAGTATTCCTTTTGCATTTTCAGAAATCACATTTTCCAAACTTTTCATTTGAAGTAATGTTTCTTCTACTAGTGATTTTTTTTCTGCCATTTTTAGTATAATTTACTATATAAATATTTCTATTTATACAAAAAGTTTATTATAGGAGTATTTTACCCCCATTTATTTTTGAATTGCGGTTTATTACTCCAATAAATATAACCGCATACGAAAAAAGGAGACATATTGTCTCCTTTTATTTTAATTTTTTTTAGAATTACTTACACTTCCAATACCTCATCAATTTTACTTTCAGATACAGAGGTAATTCTCCAATCCTGAGAGAACGTTTCGTATCGTTTTGTAACCTTTGCCTCAACATCAGTTACTGAATATCCACGAACTAATTTCTCTTCTCTAATTTTTTTAATCTTCCCTGTCTCAGGGTCTGGCAAATCATAAGTGATTTTTGCTACAAAGTACTTTTCATCCATAATTATTATTTTCCCAAATAATCGGATAATTTTCTCATTAAGTCAAGCGATTTGTTCCCTTCACCAGGTTGTGCCCCTAATACTCTTTCTCTTTTCATTTTATTTTCCTCATCAAGATTTTCTTCGTAGTTATTTCTATCTTCAGGATTTAAGAAAAGATATGCTCCCGGTGTTGACGGAGATGATACCAAATCAAAACAGATTAACTCAAAATCATCCTGAACTTCATTTTGGTCTCCTTTCTTAGCCAAAGAACCAACACCTCTTGACGATATACCTAACGTAACACCTTGTCTTAGATAGTTAGCAGCCATATCTCCTTTACAAGAGATGATACCTCTTTCGTGAAATCCTGGTGATGTTAATAATTTTAACTTACCCATTAGAATATTACCTTCCCACCATACTTCGGTTATCATATGAGAAACTCTATCCAAGTCAATCAATGATGATTCGGGGTGATTAAGTTCTGATAATGCAATACCTTTTGAAATTGCTTTCTTATAGTTTTCTGATTCTCTTTTTAATATTTTTTCAGGATAAATTCTTCCGTTTCTATTTGGGGTATTGTATTTTTGTAGCACAGCATAAAACTCAAACGGTTTAGAGTAATCTAACATATTTTTAGATTCTTTAATTATTTGAGCATTACGGTTATCTGTTGGTGATATATATCCGGAGTCATATTCTACAAGTATCCCCTTTCCTATTTCATTTGGTCCCAATATTTTCATATTATTATTTTATAATAAATATGTTGTTTAAGGTATATTTCATTATTTGGTGGAAATAGTTTCTTTTTTGGTTAAGTAAAATGAGTAAGAATCGTTCTTTCTGAAGTTTTTATTTATGATTCCGTCTGTAATTTTTTTAATTTCATTCTTAAGTAATAGGGACTTAAAATCTTCGTTTTGGTTTTTTAGGTAAAAAAAACATTCTAAATTTAGAAATGATTTTTTATTTAGTTGAATTCCACTTGACCTTAAATCTAAATCAACGATGAATTTTTCGTTAAAAATATTTGTATTTAGATGGTCTAAAATTGTGTGTTTTATTTGTCTTGATAAATTGTTAACTGACCTTAGTGGTGTTTCTATTTCTTTTTTAGGTTCAGCCCAAGTTTGAATGTTGAGGTAAATTGATTTTAGTGTTCTTGAATCTACAGTTCCATAGTTCACTTTATAAGAACGATAACCCGTTAGTTTCGTACTTTTTCCTTTCTTCATGTTTTTCCATTATGTGTAGTTTATTTTTTATAAAAATACACAATAAAAGTCGACATGTCAAAGAATTTTACTATTTTTGGTGATATTTGTAATTATATGATAATAGTAAATTTAGATAACAAAACGCCAATAGATAAGGCACTTAAAATGTTAAAAAATAAGGTTATAAAAACAAAACAAAACGACATTTTGAGAGAAAAAAAAGAGTACACTAAAAAATCCGTTGTTTTAAGAACCCAAAAGAAGAAAGCGATTTACCAACAAAAAATTACAAGTTCTCGTTAAGAGTTTTTAATTTTATTAGAGATATTGAATCTATAGTATCGTTTTTAATTTTAGAAATTGTTTCAGTTATTTTCTCTTTAGTTTCATTGTCTGATTCGGTTAACATATTCTCTAATTTTTCAATTATCAGCTCACTTAAAACTTCATATCTTTTAGATATTTCATTTTTAGGTAATGTTAAATATTTTTTAACCTGATTCAATTCGGATTCGTTTAGGTCAGATAAATAATTTTTTAAGTTTTCATTAGCAACCTCAACAATTTTTTCCAAAGGGATATTAATAAGTTCGGTTGTGGATTCTTTAGTAGTTAAATTTGAAATAATTCTATTTTTACTATCAATAATATTTTCAATAACCAAAGTAGTTTTATTAAAAATAGTATCAATATCTTTATATTGATTTTCACATTTAATGTTTCTAACCCAAGATTCTAACAATGAAATAGATTTCTTAGAAAACTTAATTCTATTGAAAATATCTATACACTCATTAACATAATCCTCGGCGAATTTCTTATCAAACCCTTTAGTTTTAGAAATTTCATTGTATATGTGATAAGCCCTACTGATACTATCATTTTTCAAAACAACGTCTTTAAAGGTCTTAATTTCTTTATTGAAGTTGTTATTTGTATACGATTCAGTTAATTTTTTTTCTATTTTTGATTTTAATATTCCAAATTCCATGATATTATAATTTACAATAAATATTAGTCATTTAAGAGTTTATTCAATTGCTCCTCCATTTCACCTAAATAATTTTTGGCTCTAGACAAATCAATTATTTCATCATCCATTAACATATCATCATTTTCTAATAAGATATTGTAGTTAGAATCTTTTTTAGATTCGGGTGTTACTTCTCCTCCAGGTGGTGGTGCTTCCCCTCCTGGCGGTGGAGGTGCTCCTCCCCCTTCGTCTCCTCCTGATGGTGGTGCTCCTAATCCACCTAATCCTCCCGGTTCTGGTGCGGTTTCTTCTCCTCCGGCAGATGGAGCGGCACCTGCGGTAGTACCTGAGGTCGAGCCATATAACTTATCAATATTGTCAAAAATACCTGTTTTAACAATAACAGTTGCGGTATTTTCAAGTTCGGTGGCAACGGCCTTTTCAATTCTTTGTTGTTGAATGTCAAGTTTAATTTCTTCGTCTGACATACCCAATATATGTTTTTTGGCCCATGAGTGAGATACTGGAGCAATTCCTTCAACTTTGGTTGTTGCGTCTTTGTATAACAAAACTTTTTCTTTCCAAACATCAACTTTTAACAAGTCGGCTTGAGTCGATGGGTTTGTCAAGGATAATGTGAAATTGGATAACTCATCCTCAAATCCAAGTAAAAACAAATGTATAATAGCGATTTTATTCATTTCTGCTAACATACTTTTTTGTATTCTATTAATAGTTCTTGCAAAACGAATATCTTGTAATGATAAGTTTTTACCATCACCAGCAACCTCTTCAAACCCTAAAAACGCTTTTGGTACTCTTAAAGCGGTTAATAATTTCTTTTGGATATACTCAATATCGGCAATTTCTGATAGGTTTTGAGCACCTGGTAATGTTGTAATTGGGTCGGGTGCTGCGGCATCTCTAACAGGTATAAAATAATCTTGGTCGACCGCCATTTGATTAAAACGTAAATCTACGTTACCTGATTTATGGTCAACAACTTGGTCTCTCTTAAATTTATTAGCAACACGTTGTACGTATGCTTCAACATCCTTATCGTCCATATTACCAACAAATACCTTAAACATTCTTCTTTCAGGTGCTCTTGATGTACGATAAATTAACATGGCATCTTCAGATAACAAAAGTTGTTTCCAAATACGTCTGGCCTTTTCTAACATTGATGTTCCGTAAGGAAGTTTTCTATCGTCACCTAATAATCTAAAGTGAGCAATCTCCCAAGTGTTAAATTCTAAATCTCTATTTTTCCAATTAAATCTTAATGTTTTTTGTTCTGATTCGTTGTTATCCAAATTAGATTTACCCTTCATACCCTTTTCAACTCTTTCAATCTCAATGTTAGGTAATTGTAGACAACCAACAATCCCTTTTTCGGGGTCAAGTTTTAAGTAAACAAAATTATCACCATATTTACAAACATTTCTAGTCCACATCACCAAGTTAGTATTAATATCTAAAGCATTGTTAAACAAATCCGCCAATACCGATTTAATACGTTTTGATTCTGAGTATATTTGAAGAATAAAACCATTCTGATTTACAGTTGTTGATTCTTCAGCGTATATATCTAATGCTGCCGAAATTTCAGGAGTATATTCCATACTTTCGTAATCATAATACGACGCCAATCTTGTTGGTTCAAAGTAAACCCCTTGAGTGTAAAGATTATTTTCTATTTTTGTCCACTGTTGAGCAAGATATACGGTTTGTTGTCCTTGTAATTTTTGTTTCTCAAATTCTTGTTTATTTGTGGTCTTTAATAATTCTTTCTTATCGTATCTAAATGTTGGATAATCTTGATTTAATAAAGAGTTGGGTCCAAAGGTCTGTGATAACCTTTGCCATATTGTTAAATTCTGACCATTTTGATTATTTTGAGTATTCTGTTCCATCTATTAAATTTAATCTAATTGTTTTTTTTATAAAT